TTCTTTCTGAATTTGAAAATGGAGCGTGTCTGGCAGACTCGGTATGCCAACCATACAGAAGCCAAACAAGACATCACCGACTACATCGTTAACTTTTATAACAGTACCCGATTGCATTCAAAACTTGGCTACCGATCACCCGCACAGTACGAAACGCTGGCCAGCCCTGCCGCCCAGTTGCCCGCCTGTGCATAACCCTACCATCTGATCGGCGTGTCCAAAAAAACTTGACCACAACACTGTAGTGTGATAGTCATGCTGATGTTCTCCCGTAAACAGCCAGTACCCGCTTCATCGCCGGGCTTTGCCGACACTCGTTGAAAATCTGATTGGTGCTCTTCCTGCCTGCAATCTCTTCTTCGGTGGCCAACCGGTAGTAAACCGTACGCCACACGCGAGCTTCCGCTACCAGCACCCCCTGCTTTGCCAGGATATTTGCAGCCTGGTTGATGCAGGTATGCGTCATTCCGGACGCTGCGGCGACATCTGGAGAACTGCAGGTTTTATGCGTTTTCAGGTAGTTCAAAATTGCGTCTTTTCCTGTCATCAAAATCCACCCCGCTTGGTTGGTTTTTGCTCTTTCTCGCGCCGGCGCTGACTGGCAGCTTCCTGATCGCAGTCATAAATCGCTCCGTGACGTTGCTCGCAATAGACAACACCAGTCTCACCATGCCGGTTAAGGCGCAGGAGGAGCTCTGTGTCGCTCTGGTTTGCGTTCTCGTCGTAGGCGCCCTCCCGGTATATGGCCAGCCAGTAATCGCAGTCCTGCTCTATCTGGCCTGTGTCGCGGGAGTCGCTCGGCAGCGGTCGCTTGTTGGTTCGCTTCTCCAGATCCCGGTTGAGCTGAGTCAGGAGAACGACGACGCAATCCAGCTCCTTAGCAAGAATCTTCAGGCCTTTGGTGATCAGCCCGTAAGCAAGGTCATTTCGCTCTGCCTTATCGGCAGTCATCAGCGTCAGGTAGTCAACAAGGATCATTCCGACCTTGCCGCGTTCGCGCTTGATGCGACGTGACTCAGCCATGACATGCGCCAGTGAAATACCCGGTGTGTCATCAATCAGGAGATTGTTGGTTTCAATAAGGGCGCCCATTACACCGGTGGCCTTTTGCAGATCGCTGTTCCAGTCCCCGCGATAGCCGTAGTCATCCTTAGTCATGTCCGGGTAAAACAGGTTTGGAGAGATCCTCCCCTTCTGCGCAGTGATTTTCTCCACCATCTGCCCTTCCGGCATTTCGAGGGAGAACATAAGGGCCGGCTCGTTCTCGACCGTCGCGCAGTTGATCCCCATCTGGGTGTAGAGCGTGGTTTTACCCATCTTCGGGCGTGCGCCTATAACAAACAGGCTGCCACGCACAATGCGCTTCACACCGAGAAGTTCATCCAGAGAGCGGATCCCGGTCGACAACCCGCGGGAACGGCCATCCGGCTTGAGCCTTTCGTCGAATTCTGCTGACCAGTCAGTAACAGCGTCATAGAACGTGCGAAGCCCAGTCCGTCGCCCTGTTTTTACGTGCTCGGTTATCTCAGTGAATAATCCCTGAATTGCGTCAAACTTCTGTTCTGCCGTCATGCCGTTGCGGGCATAAAGCAACTCGATCGCCTTCGTTGTTTTCTCGATGCCGTAGCGCTCCATAGCGGTCTCACGAACACGCATCGCATATGCCACGATGTTCGCCGCGCTTGGCGTGTTCTTCGACATTTCAGCCAGGTATGCAAAGCCACCAACGGTCTCTGTCAGCCCCTTGCTTTCCAGAGCATCAAACAGGGTCAGCAGATCGACAGGCTTATGGTCGCGGTACATCTGGCGCATTTCAGCAAAAATGACCTGATGAGGGCGCGCGTAGAACGATTCTGGCTTGAGAATCGAAAGCACCTTCTGAGTACGCTCACTGTTGTCATCGTCAAGCAGGAGCCCGCCCAGCACGCTCTGCTCTGCTTCAATGCTGTGCGGAGGGGTCATGAAATCAGAGGTCATCACAGGCCCCCTCGCGCGTTTTGGCGTAGACATCGACGTTCAGGAAGTATTCCAGCGACTTGCGGCGCCAGGTTTTCCCGGTGCGCTGATCAGGGCGATTCTCAAGCATCCAGCGGCAGTTACTGGCGATGTAGCTCAGGTAAGACTCCCAGTCGGCCAGGGTAAAGCTGTGGCCATCAAGCTGACGGGTAATTTTGTTGGCTTTCTGCCAGAACGAGCGGATCAGGTTGCGGCGCTTATCAGTGAGGACCCTGATCCCCTGCGCTTCCGGTAGCACCTGGTGATAAACATCGACAACCTGCTCACAGCTGAGGGACTGTTTTTTAGGTTCGGATTTTGGTGACGCTGATGCACTCTCTTCTACGTCAGTAGAAGAGATATTATTTAATATATTGTTTGTGGCACTTTGTTGGCATTCTGTTGGCACAACCTCGCCGGTACGCAGCGTGGTTACTGGGTTTGCGTTGGCACTTTGTTGGCATTCTGTTGGCACAAAAAATTGCTGATAATCGTCATATTTGGTGACGGTTAAGAGTGTAAATTTCTTGTTTGCCAGGGTGGTGATCATGCCCATTTTCGCGAACTTGTTCAGCAGGTACTTAACCCTGTCAGGTGCTATTCCCGTGTCTTTCGACAGGGTATGTCGCCCGGTGATCACCTGACCGCGGGAAACCGGATACTCACCAAGCTCTGTGGTTACCATCCCGTCAGCTGAATTCACCTCCATGATGAGATGGATCCACAGATGGACGGCTTCACTGTCGGTCTTGTAGAACGGCAGTTCTCTTACTTTACGGTGCAGGAATACCAACCCCTGCCCTGATGGCTGAGGTTTCTCCATGGGCTTCTGAGACCCTCTAAAATCGGATATGCGGAGAACGTTACTCACGGCCTTCCTCCTTCCGTTTCAGCTCTTCCAGGATGGCGCGCATTTTCATGCCAACCACCGGGTTAACCGAGCGAATGAAGCGGTCGCGGGTAACATTTTTGTGTGTTTGTGCCTGGTAAAATCTGTTGCTCTTAGGCATAATTACTCCTGTGAATTGATCCAGTTAATTCGCGTAGAAAGCCGTTAGTGTTAGCGCACTGCGGCTTTCGCCTTTCTGTTCCCACTCATGCTTCAAAATCACCTTTCTCTCCCGGCCTGTTAGAAATCAGGATGGCCAGCAGTAGCGACATGTTCGGCAGCAGGCTTTCCCGCCAGCGACTCACCGTCGACTTATTCACTCCGGCCACTTTGGCGATATTCGTGGTTCCCAGTTCAGCTATCTGGCTGTGTAACCAGCTTTCTATCCTGCGAGCCTCCACTTTGTTGCGTGTCGTTGAACTCTCCATTTGTGATACTTCCTCTGGTGTTGTTTGGAATGGCCGCCAGTCAGGCGGCACTATTGTTTGGTGGCGGAAAAATCGAGGGCAGATCAGGGCGAAACTCATATGCCTTAATCTCTCCATTTACAGCCGCGACAAGGTCGGGAACATGCACAGGAGAAATCCTCTTTTTCCCATTTAGCCAGTCGCAGATCGTGGACTGCGCTTTGCCGCATCGCTTGGCCAATTCTTTCTGACTGCCGGCGATGGAAATCGCTTTTTCTACTGCGGGGTTTTTCATAATCACCTCAGCTATTGGTTTTTGATGATTATGGTTATCGCAAAAGAGATTGTCAATCGCCTATGCGATTTTTTGCTAAGTAATCGCTGTGGCGATAGGATTAAAGGAGTTACTTTGAGGAGGTGTTATGGATTTCTCTGAGCGTCTTGCTCGAGCAATGTCATTAGCTGGGTATACGCAAGGCAGGCTTGCCAAAGAGGTCGGCATGGCGCAGTCCAGCGTGAACAAGCTGCTTAATGGCGCCAACGGCTCTCGAAAGACAGTGGAAATAGCATCTGTGTTAGGTGTGCGTCCTGAATGGCTATCCACTGGTGCAGGTGAAATGCTTGCTGATTCCATACAGATCACGCAAATGCAGACGCCAGTAACACCGCAAAACGGCATTTATCGTGTGGATGTCCTCGATGTCAAAGCCAGTGCAGGACCAGGTGCACTTATCACGAACGATTTCATAGAGACGATTCGTGCGATCGAATACACATCGGAGCAGGCCAGATCGCTATTTGGAAATCGGCCAGCTCATCACATAAAAGTAATCACCGTTACCGGTGATAGCATGGATACAACGATCTCACCCGGTGATGAAATTTTCGTAGACATTAGCAGTACCCATTTTGACAGTGATGGCGTTTACGTGTTTGTTTTTGGAAAAACCCTTCACGTCAAGCGCTTGCAGATGCAAAGGGATCGACTGGCCGTAATTTCAGATAACCCCATCTATGAAAAATGGTATGTAGAGCCAGGTGATGAAGACCAGTTCTACGTTATGGCCAGAGTCCTTCTCAGACAATCGATCGAATATAAACGATTCGCATAACCC